AAGCGTAGGACGTTGATCAAGTACACGGACGCGAGTATGTCGTTCCGTAACGTGAACCGAGTCGTACCGTATGGGAAGAGCAAACGCACGGTCTACGGTGCTGACGTCTGGCTTGCTAGCCGTCATCGCAAGGACGTTGACTCCATTGGCTATAGGTATATGGGCCCTGAGTTCTTTGAGCGCGGTGAGGAGTTGGTAGCCAACGAGTATCTGCCCGATGGGGCCAAAGTTGGCGATAAGGCGTTGGGAGCCGACTCGTTGGTTATGGATATGCTTACCCGTTTGTTCAAGAGCGATGATCTGGAGTTGATGAGATCGTACCTCAAGTTTCTGAAGTACAGCGGGGACAAACCCACTAGCTACTGCGTCTTGTGGTCTACGATGCGCGGAGTCGGCAAGGGTTGGTTCACCGATTTGGCCAAGGCGCTGATTGGACGTAGACACGTTGGGGTAGCCACTGCCGACTCGCTGGCCGAGAAGTTCAACCTCCATACGATTAACGTGAGATTGCTAATCGCCCACGAGTTCAAAGCCTCGTCGCGTGCGAACAAAGACTTGGCGTTGAACTACCTCAAGACCTACGTTGGTGATAGCACGATACCCGTGAGGGCCATGAATCGCAACGTGTATTCTGCTGAGGTCTCTGCGGGGCTTATTATTACGGTGAACGATAAGACTGAGATGCCTAGCGACGGTCTTGGTGATAGGCGACAGTGGTATATCGAAGGTGGGGCAGGACTGAGGGAGCGAGGCGTTGAGGTGTGGGAGCCAGAGGATGCTAAGTGGGAGCAAGTCTGGAAGGCAATAGGCGATGAGGAGACAATGGCCGAGGTAGCCAAGTGGGTCGAAGGTGGGGCCGACATTGATTTCAAATCGTGGAAGCCACCGATGACGGAGCAACGTATGGAAGACCTCATCGAAGGTATGAGCTCGGTCGTACAGATCGCCCATGAGGTTCTTCAGGATATGAGAGAGGTTGGTGTCGTAGTTATGACTAGCAAGGCGATACGACAGCTTATGATTCAAAAGATGGAGGGCCAAGAGGTTTACGTGGTAGGCAAGGCTTTTGGGAAAGCACTACGGGAGGCCGGCTGGTGGTCGGATAAGGTGTACGAGCGGACAACAGAGGATCGCAGTACGCCTTGGTTTACCCGCCCGGTTACGTTGAGGGAAATATCCGGCAGTGAGGTACCATCGCGGATTCGCAGAGATTCAGCGCTGATTGCTGGTAAGTTCTAGTTGCGGGGAGATTCTCCCGATTCTCCCCAAATTCACCCCGGAGGTAAGTCCTTGATTTTAAAGGATTTGGGGGTGATCCGGGAGAAACGGGAGTAAATTCTGTATCTGATATACGATCCCGCGCCCGCGCCCGCTAACTTTGTGTAAATGGGATATAAGTTCTCCTTTTTCTCCCGGTTCTCCCCAAAAAGTGTGCTGGACCCCGCAACATCACAGTGGTGTAGCCCTAAAACAGCCCTGTTTCGCCACATGCAGCGCAGGTCCGCGTTTTCTAGGCTAGGTGTGTTGTACCCCATTCAACCAACATTACCAGTCGCCTGAGAGCAGCCACCTCTGATGGGGCTGGGCTGTATGCATGCTGTGCTGCCTGCTGGTGTGTGCTGATGCCCCATGGGGTATGTGCCTGTACCCATGCGGGTATGTGTATGGCTCACACCCATAGGGGTATGGGTATGCGGCAGGCGCTATCTTTTTAGGAGCTATATAGAAATATGCGCGCGCCCGCGCAGGCGCGCCCGCGTATACGCTAATCAGGCTCGGCAGTCTATAGGGGTTTTCCCCTAGAAAATAATCAGACGAAACACGCGAAAAGTCTTTACGACAGGCGTTTTCAGGTTATAATTACCTCAGGCCCGGAAATCCCTCCTGGTCTGTAACAAGCACTCAAGGAACATATCATGTCATATCGCCTCATCACCAAAGCATCCCTGGTCATTACCCCAATCGCGGGCGAGCCGATCGGCGGTGAAGTGACCCTCCGCGCCTACACCGCGCCGAAGTCACCGGCCAAGGGCCAGATCGATGTCGACGGCAACGCAACCGACTATCGCCGCACCGGCGGCAAGGGGCGCGGGCTCATTTCGCATACGTATCTCTACGTCAACTACAAGTCGGAGTCGGCTTTCTTTGAAATCACGGACGCGCAGGCAGCTGCGCTCTCCGCAGGGGGCAAGGCAACGCTCGTGACCCTGACCGCAGAGGCACCAGCAGCCGAAGCGCCGAAGGCCGCAGAAGAGCCGAAGGCAGAGCAGCCCGCAGCGCCCGCGAAGAAGGCACCGCGTAGGGCCAAGGCAACAGCCGCCGCATAACGCGCCCTGCGTCGCGCTCAGCCCCCTCACGGGGGCTTTTTCGCACCCAGACATGCAGGCTGGGGGGTGACCGACCAGGGCATGCACATGGTTGTTGTGCTCCGAGCGAAGCGAGGCTTGATAACTGAATGGTGCTAGTTGCTTTGGTGGTGGTTATGCTACGGTATTTATGGCTGCTATACCTGTCTGGTGTTGAGTATTTGAACTGTGGTTTGAATGAGGCGGGGCGGGGGGTCGAAAAGAGATGCTGGCACCTGAGTGCGACCTGGCACTAAAAACACACATCATAGCTACTGACTGCACTGCAGCTATCAGACTAAGGGTTTACCCTAGTAAGAATGAGCGAAAACCAGGTTATAATCGCCCGGTATGGCAAAACTCCCATCCCTCCCTCGTGAAACTGACGACCTCGATGCCGTCACAGAGGAGAATATGCAGCGATTTTACACCGCTGCTATGGCTAACGGCACCACCGGGTCTGAGCAGTTGGATTTGCTGCTCCAGAAGGGGTTGTACGGGGAGAGAACACCCAAGGCTCTCAGGTCACAGAAGGCTGCTGATGCCTTCCAATCAGCCTTTGACCTAATTGGGGGTGTTCCCCGGCTAGCATTATGGGCTGACAAGAACCCATCGGCCTTCTTTGCCCTGTACAGCAAGCTCATCCCATCCACGGTCCAAGCCCAGGTCAACGCAACGATCCGCGTTGAAGCCCCATGGATGAACCCCAACCGTCTGTCCTACGCAAACCCCACACAAATTATTGATGTGGACCCCTCAGAGCCCAAGGCGGACTGATGGCCCAACTGGTCTATACGCCCAGGGAGCAGTTCATAGGCTTCCACAATCGCGTTCAGCGGTGGGCCAGCATGAACACCCACAGGCGGGCGGGGAAAACGGTGGCGCTGGCGAACGACTTGATATATGGAGCCCTACAGTGTCAGCTCCGCAAACCACAACTGGCCTATATTGGGCCCACATTTACACAGGCCAAGCGGATAGCATGGACCTACCTCAAGGATTATGCCGAGCCGTACCTGGCCAAGCCCCCTCAGGAAAGCGAACTGAAGCTGACACTCAAGAACGAGGCGACAATTCACGTACTTGGAGCTGACAATGCCGATGCACTACGTGGTATGTACCTTGACGGAACAGTCAACGACGAGTACGCCATGTTTCGGCCAAGCGTCTTCAGTCAAGTTATCCGACCTGCGCTGTCCGATCGCAACGGGTGGTCGGTGTTTGCGTCAACACCCCGAGGCAAAAACCTGTTCTATGACGTTCATCGGGGAGCTGAGGGGAACCCCCGAGAATGGTACTCCCTCACCCTCAAGGCCAGCACGAGCGGAATTATCCCACTTCAGGAGCTTGAGGCGCTGAGACGTGAAATGGACCCAGAGGAATTTGCGCAGGAGTATGAATGCTCCTTTGACGCAGCTCTGAAGGGGGCCATTTACGCCTCAGAGGTGGACCTACTCTTCGCAGAGGGGCGTTTCCGCCCATCGGACCAACCATCGCTTTTCAACCCTGATTGGGCTACGTATGTCGTATATGACCTCGGGTTCACAGATGCAACTGTTTCCATCTGGTGGCAGGTTAACCCACGGACGGGTGAACGGGTTATCGTTCGATGCGAAGCAACCACTGGCGTTGATATCTTCCACCACATTGCCGAGCTGCACAACTTCCCAGGCGAGATTGGAGACGTGTGGCTCCCCCACGACGCCAGAGCAAAGAATCTACAAACAGGCAAGTCTGTGGTAGAGCAGTTCCTGAGCGAGGGCATTCGACCACGTATTGTCCCCTCTCACAAGGTACGCGACGGCATCAGTGCAGCGCGGAAAGTCTGGCCCAGCGTTACCATTGAGGAAGCCGGCACAGGGGAGCTCATCGAAGCAGCCAAAGGCTACCGGCGTGAGTGGAACGAAGACCTGGC